CAAACCCATACGCGGCCGTGAGTATTCCTAAATTGTTGAGCATGGCCTACGCGTTGGCGTCGGCGTGTATGTCTGCTAGACGCGCCTCTAAACCCCACATGTCTTGCTTTAAGGCGTTGCCTTGCTGGGGCTGGTGCTCTAGTTCCTCGATGATTAGGTCGGCTTGGACGTCGGCAAGGCGGCTAAACAATGCGCGCAGCTCTTGGCGGTCGGCTTCAGTTAAACGGCTCATTGGTAGTCGGGCCTTTCCCATTCTTGAACTTGTGACGTATAGATAGTTGGGTGTAACAATAACGACATGTCGTTAAGCATGTCATGGTGCAGGCGTATTGTGCCATGCTCTTGCGCGCCTAATTGCTTTATGTCGTAACCAGTAGCCCAGCCGTGGATTAATACCCGGCATTTATACACCTGCGCCAATATGTATATGTGGTTTAGGTCGTCGCCGGGTCTCGCAGCAAGTTTGGGGCTGGTGTTCTCTGTCGAGCGCACTTGGTAACTCAGTACGTCAAACCCGCCGCGGTCTGCCTCTAGGTCTTGCCAATGCTCACCTAATGACTTAGCTACGGCATACTCACCGATAACGCCAGTAATGTTGGACTGCCACCAATTTTGCGCGCTGTACTTTGTACTGTCTCTCGGTTTGCGGTCTTTTTGCATAGCGCGTATGTTTCGGCGCGCACCGCTAATAGCGCAATATTCCAATTCCTCGTAGTCAAGTGTTACCAGTACCTTGCTCATATATCACTCAATCGCGCTATAACTGCGTCTAAGTCTTTTGGATACCAGCAGTAACACTCGTATTCTGCTTCGAGTAGGTAGCGTTGCCAACGCAGCTGCGCGTCACTTTGTTTGTTACGGCCAGCCTTCAGCTCTGCGAACACTAGGCCGCCAGTTGGGTGACTAAGCACAAGGTCGGGAAATCCTGCGTCGCCTTGGAAATGAGTAGCCCAACGCTCGCCAACTTGTGCAGGTTTGGCGTGGTAAATTAACCAGCCGCGCAACTTGGCTATAGCGCATATTTGCTTTAGAAAAGCGGCTTCGCTCATGCCGGCGTAACTATTTGGCATCGTTAACCATTTTGCAGTCTGGACAAAACACGGCGTTTGCTATGCGCTCAAAATCTCGGGCTAAACGCTTGTAGTCGCCTTGGCAGTCAAGCAGTTGTTGTATCACTATGTTTAGTTCGCGGCGTAGGCTGTCGCGCTCTTGGCGTGAGTCGTGCAGCATGCTTGAATATGCCCAAATGGCTTGCTCTGGTGGCATGTCGTCGGCGTTCATTATTTAACCTTGGGTATCGGTTTAATGTTTAAGAACATGTCTTTTGCCTCTGAGTACGTCATGGGTGTTTTGGGGTCAAAATCTAGCCCACGTTCCGCGCACATTTGGGTAAGCATTTTTATTTGGTTTGGGGTCGCGCCGCCGCCGTTGGCTGGTTGTGTATGTTCGCGTGGTGCGGTTTGGCTTGCTTCGGTTTGTTCACGGGCTGATAGTCGAGCGCTGCCTATTTCTTTAGACCGTGGGCCGTCCAGTACCGGTGTAGGTCGCGCAATGCTCACTACCTTAGTGCGGTCGTCCTCTGCACCTTGCTGGCGTCCTAGAACCTCGTTACTGCTAGCGATTGACTTGTCTATGCCAAAACCCATGTAGCCCAATGCGCGCCCGAGCGCACTTGTGGCGCCGTTGGCTTGCTCCGACAGTTTGGTAAACGTCGTGCGTCCCGGGTATGGCTCAAACATGTAAGCGGTAACTGGTATCGGGTCTTCGGGGTCACGGCTCACCGTTACCGAACACTCAATAAAGAGCTGGTCACCAACTTGGGTTATTTCTGGGCGGTGCTCGACGATGCGCAGCTGCGGGAAAACCTTTAGCGCTTGCTTAAGACGTGTCTTTACGTCTACGTACTCGGAAAGGTCAAAAGCCATTATTCCCACCTGCCGCTTTCGTCATAGTTTTGTATCCAGTCGGCAGCCCACAATGTGACCAAGCCAAAAACTGTCATGACACCAACAAACGCAAAAACTCCTAAAGCCATTCTCATTTTGCACCGCGCAATGCGTTGTCTATAGCAATAAGTAGTTGGTCGGTTTCGCCACCAAGTTGCGTATGGCCTAGGTCGTGTAGTTCTTGCACAATGTCGTCTAGACGGTCAATGATGCTTTGCTTTTTAGGCTCAAGACTGCTGGGGTGTTCTAGCCGGCCGATTGCTTGGCGTAAGTCTTCGCATAATGCTGCATCGTCCATTGCGTATGAATAAGCGTGTGCGCGCAAATTGCGGATAAGCACATCTGTTGCCTTGGGTCGAGTGTTCGCCCACAAGTTCGCTAGTGCTTGGTCTAAATGGTCAGTCGGGTTTACCATGTTGTCTCTTTTCTAGTCGGGTTGAAAATAACTAACGGGTGCAACATACCACAATTTTTGGCGCGCTGTTGCCTTTCCATGGTGCCCACCCGTGACGCTTAAACAAAGCCAAGGACGCTTTAAGGTTTTTGCGGGGTGACCATAGCTCGGTCATGTGTTTACGGACTATCCCAGACTCGACAAGGAAACGCTTGTTACTGCCGTTTATTTGCATGATGCCGTATGAGCCGGTGTATGGGTCGCGCTGGTTCCAAGCCCGGGCGAAGCCTTTGGACTCGCGCAAACATATTTGCATAAGCCGTGGCAAGTCTTTTTTCTTCCAGCCCACCTCTATCGCCAATGGTTTGTAACGGTTGCAGTTCGGTTCCACTGCCGCTCTAGTTTGTGTGGCCGGCATAAGTAGTGCAGCTGTGGCGAGTACGCCAAGTAGTCGTTTCATAGTTTCTGCCTTTCGTCGGGATAGGTAAAAACCTTAATGGTGTTATTGAGACTTTGCGCGCCTTTGCGCTGAAAGCCTTATGCTGTAACGGTTTTATCGGGTGGTGTTACGCTTTTCCAAGCCTTAACAAACGCTTGTGGGTCGTCTGCCATGGCTGGGGTTAACTCGACGTGTAGCCATAATCCACCAGGTGTGCCACCGTTTGCGGTTTCTGTCCAGTCTTTCCAACCGGGTTTGCCGTCACGGTTACAACGCCAACCGCGGCCCCATTTCTCGGTGCCTTTTTTCGTGGTGCCGGCGTAGTCGTGTACTTCTTCAATGCCCAATACTTTGTAGTTTGCTACCAACCAGTTAGCCCACATAGCGGCAGTCGCCTTGTCTTTGTACCCAATGTCTGCTGCACGGCCTGTGGCGTGCACGCTGAGACGGTCTGAGCCGCGCATGTTACGTACCGCCCACGTCCCAAGGTTGGTAAAGCCTTTTTTCTTAATAATGTCTACGAACTTTTCGGTGCCGGCACGTTTGCCTAACGCCGCGCCGTCGCTGGTGCCGGTGTAGTTCATGGCCGGCTAATCATGTCAGCAATGCGTGTCAAGAGTTTTGCAGCTGCGTCGCGCACTATTTTTAGTAAGCCTTTTTTGTCGTCATTGTTCATGGGTTTTGTCTTTCGGTTAGTTTGACGAGTCAAGTACGCGTAAATCTTCGGTGCCGGACTCGACTAATGCGTAGACGGTTTCGCCGGCTGGTATGTATAGCTCGAATGGGACTCCGCCTTTTTCGGTTGGGGTGCCGTCGGCGGTGGTGACTGTTTCGCCGCCTAGATAGACAGTGCCGTTACCGATGACGTGTAGGTATATGGCGCGGTAGTTGTTGCGTTTTGGGGCTATTGCTTGGCGTGTGGTGGTAATGGTGTACTTGGTGCTTTTCACTCTGGTTTATCCTTTGGCTTGTCTTTTAGCCCGTTAGCGCTGAGTAGGCCAGCAAGTGAGCCGGTCAGAAATAGCAAAAGCGGTTGCAAGGTTGCCCAAGCCGACTTGTCATTATCCGATACTTCGAGCGGCTGGGTTACGAATGCAAGATTGTACAAAAGAAAACAAGTGGCAAAAACAAATGTGAATGACAACGCGCAACCAACTACAAAAATTAGGCGCGCTTTTATTTGTTCATTGGTCATTCTTTCGGGGTGGCGCGGTGGCGGGATTATAGGCATTTGTCGGCCAGTATTCGAGAACTGCCAAGGCTGGCCGTGTCCACGGTTATTGTCGTTTCTGCGCGCAAAGCCTTGTTTTTGGTGCGTATCTCTGGGCAGTTGACGCGCTCACGGTCTCCGCACGCTACGAGGATTGACGCAAACAAAAGCGCCACAAAACTAATCCGCCAGAGCATCGGGGCCTTCTTCAGTCCAGCCGCTAGCGACTAGCGCCTCGTATTCTTCTTCTGTCATTTCCCGTATTTCGTTGTCTATTTGTATGTTTGGTCGTGTCATTTTCTACGCCTCTCTAAACCCGTAAACCGTAATAATTCCACCCGTCAAAGTCCCAGCGTTCGGCTGAAGAGTAAAAGCCGTATACGACGTTGTGTTGTTTAACCAACCGTTATAAGAACCGTTTACTGTTGTATAAACCGTACCCACCCCAGTTGCAACGGTTTTTGCTGCTGCATACGGATTAAGCAAAGTTACGTTCAGCGAAATAAAATCACCGTTTGCGCTGCCAATATGAGTAAACCTGTTCGCATTGTTATCGCTGACAGCTGCTACAGCAGTACTGCCGTGCGTCCCGTAAATCATGTTGCCGTAATAGCCCGTCGTAGTTGCGCCTAGTTGCAGGCCGAGCGCGCCTTGTGCGCTTGAAGCACCGCCATGGCAAGTAATTATGTAATTGTCAAAACTTGCGGAAAACGCGTCGGAAACCGTCACGCTTGAAACGCCTGAGCCGATGGTCTGTTGCTTAACATAAACAAGCCCGCTGTTTGCTAAGTAAGTGTTTGTGTCTGAAGCAGTCAACACTTCGCCAGTAGTAAAAGTTTTTATAGCCATTAGTACCCCAGTCTATTTGAGTCAAGTTTGCCGAAAGTGGCATTGTCAAGGATTAGGTAGGCGTTTTGGTCTACTGGTGATACGTAGTAGGTATATCGAGCCTCGCCGGGTACAGCGCTAAACGCTGCGCCTTCAATAATGCACTGGTAGGTAGTGCCTCGAAAAGCCACGCTTACTTGAGCGCCAACACAAGTGCCAATTTCTAAAGAACCGCCGCTAGTGGCTAGGTTCCATAACTTAAAAGAGTTTTGGGCGTTGGCTAAACACGAAAAAGACGAAATGGCCAGAGGTGCGGCCGTGAAGTTATTAAGCAGATAGTTGGCGTAGTCGGTGGCTTGTGACGTGGACGCGTTAAGTGTGTTCACCGTGTACGTGCGAAACGGCTTGACGCCTGTCTGCACGGTCTGAGCTGCAAAAGACTCTGGGTCTACGGTCACTTGGCTATAGAAGTTGTCGGCGTAACTAGCAAACTCTATGTTGTCGTACACTTGGAAACTGGCGTTGTTTGTGGTGTCGCTAAAGTTGATGTTTGCTACTTGTGCACCAAATGGGGAAAACAACGAGACGCCGTTAAACGCCTCGCGCATACGTCCATTGGTTGTTATACAAGCGCTGTTAATCCAGTCTCCCCAAGTGCCGCTTACTGTTGTTGCCGCCATTGCTGGCCCCGTGCCGCTGCTCGAATAGTTGATAGTAAGCCCGCTGGCCGTGGTTGCCGCTGCGGTTTGCGCCGAAATCGTGCCGGCTGCCATGGCGTAGTTTTCGCCGCTGCTTCTACCGCAGCGCGCTAAATAGCCTTCAAGGCTTATGGTCAAATAGTCGGCGTTGCCAGTAGTGCCAACGTACGGTATGCCGTAAGTGAATTGCACGTTAGAAATGCTGGCAGAAAATTGGCTGCGGTAGATACCGCCGTCGTCCCATGTGACTTTGACAGTTGAACCGGGTTTAATAACTGAGTTAGGCGCTGATGGTTGGCGTACAACAATAGTGCCGCTTAGGCTTGAATACTGGTCTAATTGTCGTTCGCGGCCAGTCTTAAAGTTGATGCTTTGTACGTTGCTTAACGTGATAGCCGGCGTACCAGACGCGCCTTCTACGTCAACTTGGAAACTTTGTACGGCCATTAGTACGCGTTGCTTACTCGAATGGGCACGCTGCCGTTTGTGCGCATGTAGGCACGTAGCGCGCTTACTACTGCGTTCGGGTCGCCGCCTTGGACGTTAATAGTTACGTTGCTGGTGCTTACACGGCTGCCGTCCATATTTGGGCTGGCGTTGATGCTGCCAAGTACCGGGCCAAATGGGTTGGTAATTGGTGCGGGTGCTGGTGCCCCACCAAATACGGTGCCAAGGCTTGCATCTAACTGCTGGCCAATTTCCGTGACGCTCTGCGGGTCGAGCGCAAACCGTAATAGAAACTCAGTGTTAGCAATGACACTATTAACGCCGTCCACTATCGCTTGGGCTTGGTCAATACCCGACTTGTACCACTTGTCGGCAGTCAACTTGGCGATACGGTCGGCAGCTGCGTTAATCGTCGTCGAAATACCAAGCAAACGGTCTATAGACGCTTTACCGCCGGCAAGTAAGCCTTTGATTATTTCTAGGCCTACGTCTGCACCGCTGGCAAGAATTGACTTTAATAGCTCGGGGTCGTCTAGCCCGGCAGCAATAAGGTCTTCTATGCCAGTAGCAAGTTCGCCAGCCTTTTTGGCTTGGTCGTCAAGTACACCAAAAAAGGTTTTGGCGCCTTCGCTGTCGGCTGCGGTTGTCCAAGCGTCGCCAACGTTAAATATGCCGCGCACCACGTCGCCAGTAGCTTTGTAGAAAGCGTTGTAGTTGTCGGTTGCCTTAGTTAGTTGCTCATTGGCGCGCATGAGCGCGGGGGCAAACTTGTCTTTAACTGTTTGCACTGCGTTGTCGTAGGACTCTTTAAGTGTGCGTACTGCCTCAGCGTGTTTCTTTGTGGCCTCTGCGGCGCGTTTAGCGGCTGCTGAAGCCTTGTCAGTGCTTGCAGTGCTCTTGGATATTTCTAGGTTTGCTAGGCGTTGCTGTTCAATGTCTACGGCTTTTTGGTAGTTGGCGCGTTTCTGGTCTGCGTCGAGTTGCAAAATGGTGTCTGACCATGCGCGGGTGTTGGCGTAGGCCAGTGCTAAACCGTCGTTAGTTTTGT